CATCCCCAGCCAAGCCCCGATCTTCTGCATGCCGTAGAGCAACTGGCAATCAGGAGCTGGCAGATCAGACAGCGATTTTTTTGCCGTGTTCGTTTTTGGGTCCATCGGATCTAGTCAAACGAGCGAGCCATACGTCCCCTAAAGCTACTCCCAGCATCTTTGGAAGGGGTGCACCACCTCTACCACCACCATCCCTGAGATTCAGGTCGGCCTCGGGATAGGGTCTGGGCCTTCCTCACAGATCATCATCAGACTGCGATAGCGCCCGATTGGTTCACCGGCCACCCGCAGCATTACAGCGACGTGAGTGGCATAGCGGAAGCCGGCCGGAATCGCCGGCAGGTGGGCCTTACCGAACTCACCGGGCACAAACTCGCGAATATACGCATCCTGGTCCGGATGAGCATCGAAATAACGACGATCGGCCGCGACCGCCTCGTCGACGGTTATCAGCGGCTTGGATCCTTTAGCTCGCATGGTCAGCTGCATGTTTGACACTTTTTCTTTCGATCGTTTTCAACCCCAACGATCCCCAACGAAGTCCAAAGCAGCGTTGGGGCTCGTGGGGGTTGTGAGCCTTTTTGGCCTGCCCCGCAGAGTATGGCATCACATAATTATCACACTGCCATTCTCGCGCGTATGAGGTAAAAAAGGCCTCGAACCCCAATGTCCCCCAACGCTCCATCAACGCTGAACCAGCTTCCATTTCGGATAGCCGAACGAGTTACCGTCCTGCATCAGCGAACAACCACCTACAATTTTGCCTTCAACGCGCTTGAGCCAGCGGCCGAGTCTCGCATTGTCAACCGCACCCCCACGCCCCGCAGCAACCGCCAGCAGGGCATTGTAAAAGCTCGGCACCACAATTGCCCGCCCGATCAGATCCTGCACGGTGTACCTGGTGTTCAGACCCAGTTTCTCTTTCCACTGCATGATTACCACGGTAAGCAGATCACGCTGCGGATCGTTGTCACGCGCCTTGACGACGGTGGTACAGGGATCAGGCTCGCCGAGCCACATCAATGGCTCCCGCACCCTGCGCGACCAGTCGGCGAAGCCACCAAAGGGATCGACCGTGACGCGCTCGCCGTTTGCTCGTGCGACGTGCCACGCCCGCAGGATGGTCAGCGCGGCAACGACCAGTTCGCCGCGTCTGGCATGCGCCTCTTGGATGACGTCGATATCGAACTTGCGCAGGCCGGGCCGCTCGACCTTCGCGTCCAGGCTTGCCACAAGGCAGCGGTCGCTCAGGTCGCCCGCGATCTCCAGATTGTTGCCGGTGGCGAAGATGCTGGCGTTCATCGCGGTCCTGATGTTCTTGCTGTAGCCAAGCAGGCGAATGTCGAGTTCGCTCTGGGTCAGCGCCTGGCATAGCAGCGCACCGGAGACGGGTGCGTCGCAGTTGTCGATCGAGATGCAGGCGTCTCCCGCCAGAAGGCTGGCGCCGAGCCGTTTCTCGAACTCCTCCTCCGTCTTTCCCTGTGAAATGACGGGCATCGGCCGCCCGGTTGCGAGCACGTTGATCAGATCGACCAGCAACGATTTTCCGGTTCTTGCCGCGGGCGCCGTGAAGCCGATCAAGGGTGCGGTTGCCATCGACCTGCGATCGAGCGCAGTGAGCATGCCGGCCAATGTCACCGCGCGATCAGCATCGCTGACAAACGGAAACGTGTTGACCAGCTCGCGCAACATCCTGAGCGCAGCTTCTGCTTCCGTCTTGCTGGGATGGTGCGCGACCGGCGGAAAGCTCTGATGCTCCGGCTTGAACAACAAATGGCTCGCGGTGTCAAAACCGGCGGTCTCGCAGATCGAGCCGTCGATGCGCAGAAATGGCGTGTTGACGACGCCGGCCAGTAGCGGCAGGCGCCAGCGGCCTTGGCGATTGAGATAAGCTTCCGCTACCTTGTCCGGCGCATCAACACCGATCCATTTTTTGTCCCGCTTGTTGTAGCGCAGGAACTGCGCGGCACAGCACAACACCTCAACCAAGTGCGGGCGCGTCACCGGAATCAGCTGCCAGCTTTCAGTATTTCGGTCATCGCTGGCTTTCAGCGAACGATTGAGTACTGGACGTACCAACATGCCGCTTCGCTGATAAATGTCGCGCCCGAGCAGGATCAATGCGTCCTCGGCCTCGCTGACCACCCGCGGCAGTTCGCCGCCTATCCTGATTTCTGGCCACGGTCTAACCGCTGCAGCTGTGCCAGCAGACGACCCACCCGCAGCTGCGATAGACCCGACCGCTGCGGTCCGGCGTTGAGCCCGCCACTTTTCAAACGAGCGGGCGACTTCCGCGAGCAGACGCTTGGCGTATTTTTGCCCGATGCCAGTTGGATGCTTGGCTAATTCCTCTGCGATCTGTTCGGCCGACCAGCCCAAGCCCGCCAAGTGCCACACGACACGCTGGAAGTCTTCACTTCGATCGCCGATCGGCGCCCCGTTCTCGATCAGATCCTGATAATCGAAGTTGCTCACCTGCGGTCCGGCCGTGTTGAAGTCGAGCAAGTTATCGATCAGACTCTGCTGGCTCTGCTCCTTCGCCTTTCTCTTTGCCGCGGCTACCTGTTCCTCAGACCATGCCAGTAGCGTATCGAGATACTCGCCGATCTGACCTAGGCGCTCGCAACAACCCTGCTGCAATCCACTAACGGTGATGAAGCGCTCACAATTGCGGAACAGCTCGACGCCGGCATCATTCCCGAAGCTGAATTTGCGATGCAGCTTGTTATTCTGAGCTGCCAAGCCGATGAAACGTAGCCCGCATCCGGAGACCGTCACTTCGACATAGAGCCCGAGCGCCTCGGCCTCGGCACAGAGATGCTGCGCCCACTCGATAAGCTCGCCACTTTCGGCGTCGCGAACGTGATCGAGATCGGCAGCGGCCACTTCGGAGTCTAACAGCATGAAGCCGATGCCGTCGGCAAGGCCGGACTCGACCGCGGCCACGGCCGCTTTGTAGTTTCCCCAGGTCTTGGGATCGTTGGATTTCGCCTTGCTCTTCGGATAGGCGACCTGATACGGCACCTTGGTCCAATCCTGGGCGCCATTCTTTTTGGTGTGCGGCTCCCAGTGCCACACCACCCAACGGTTCAGCTGGGTGATGTGTTCAAGCGCCTTCGGCAGGCGCGCAATGTCACCAGCGAAAGTGCGCGGTTTTGGGATCATATTTTCCGCCCAATCTCACGAAGCTCGCGAACAGCCACTTGCCCTGCCTTTCCGTCGGCTCGTGCCACGTCATCTTGCCGGCCATGTCGTTGACGAATTCTTTTTCCCGCTCATCGCGTAGGCGCGCGATATTGCGCTGACAGAACAACGCGATCTCTTTCCAGCGCGGGTAGCCGTCGGCGTCGTAGAACTCCGGCGGCGGCTGTTGCCTGCGCGATATCGCTCGCCAACCCTTGGCCTTCAAACATTTGCATTCCCAGATGCAGGGACAGCTAAGCCCCGGTAGCGCAGGACCGGCGATGATGATGCCATCAGCATGCCCGCGAAGCAATCTGTCGGCCGCCTTGAATTCGAGTTGCTCGGTCGGTGCAAATTTAAATCCGGCCGCAATTAAATGTTGCCGCGTCACCTCTTCAAAGAAATGTCCGCGCGCAAAGATGTCCTTGATGCCGACCGGAAATTCCGGATCGCACATCCAATCATACTGCACCCTTCGCAAACATTCCGAGCCGATCGCGCTGGCGCCGAGATAAGGCCGATTGTTCTCGCTCGGCGGCGCAGTAGCCTCGATCAGCTCATTGACGAGCCGATTGATCGGCTGGTCCGACAGGTTGGCGCGATTGAAATTCAGCATGATGCTTAACCTAGCCGCAGGTTGACACAGCGCAGACCGTGCTGACGCAACAGGCCCTTGAGCACCCAGCGCAACGACCGGATCGCATCGACTCCGGGCAATGGCTGCAACGTCAGCACGAATTTGTTGGTTAGAGAGGGATCGCATCGCCGGACTTCTCATCAAACTCTGGCTTGCGTGACTTGCGCAGGATCTTGCTCGGCCCATGATCGAGCGCGTACTCGGCTTTGTTGATCAGCTGCCATGCCAAAAAGACGAAGCTGGTCATGGTGTCCTTGGACCAGCCCGACAGCGGCTGAGACCAATCGATCCCAGCCTGATCCGCGGCTTGGCGGCTTGTCGTCGCCGAAATCGAGAAACTGGTAGGTGATGATCTCGTCGACGATGCCCGGCAGCTCTCGGCCGGTCTTGCCGCCTTCGGCCTGCAGCTGTCATTCGGAGCGGTTGAACTCGTCGACGACATGTTCCAAGATGCCGACGAACACGACGTTCTTTGCCCGGGCATGCTGCAGCTGGTTCAGCCACATGATCATCTCGCGTGCATGCAGCCCGTAGGCGCCACGCACATCCTTGCGGCCGCTGCGCTCGGAATAAGCCTCTGGTTGCTGCTCGGCCCACCGATAAGAGAGCCGGGAAGCGGCCGTGATCGAATCGATGAAGAAGGTGTCGATCTGGTCGAGGTTTTCGAGCGCGCCGCCGATCGCATCGTAATGTTTCTTTGAGTAACAGGCTGTCGGCGGGAAGCTTGGATTGGGTCCGCCAATGCGACATGCGAGATCGCGCGCGGTCG